ATAAGTTATCCACAGGGCAGGTGTGAGTATGCTAGGGGATACCTACAGACCACACTGGCAAAACCTATGCAATACCTATGCCAACATTGCATAACTGATAATGATGTCAATCAAAAGCATTATCACTAGTAGTTATATGTTTATAGCTGGCCCTGTATTGCCGTCTAAGCGCTTGCACTTGTCACCTATACTAGGACATAGGTCACTAGGCGAACGTGGAAATACTCTGTATCCCGCGCCACTGCTGGCCTGTAGAGGTGCTGCTATTTATGGGCATATCGTGGCTGTCTGCTTATAACTAAATAGTATTAGCATTGTCTACTAGTCTATGTTATTTACGCGCCTGCTCCTTATATCTAAGCCCAGAGTGATATAAGTTTGATGAATGGGCACTATATAAATTTAGGTATAGACATCATGCGGCTATTCTATATAATGAACCCATCAAACAAACAAACAGACAAACGAGAGGCAACATCATGGACAAAGTACTAAAGGCATTTATGAGCAACCCTACTTCACTGACAGCGGCAAACTTGTTAAACCACTTAAGAAAGCACCCTATGTGCGAATGCGCCCTGCCCGTTGGCATTAAAGAGCAAGCCATAGAGTTCGGTGGTTTAAACCTTTTAAAGTAACCAATCAACGCCCCGAAAGGGGCAACCAAATAACAGAGGTGATAAAATGAGAGCAACGGTTTACGGGGCGACATCTAAATTGAATGAGTACAAAAAGGAACTAATCGTTACCGATTGCGGTATGGAATGGTTCGAGTTTAGCAACGGTTGGCGCTTAGAGTGGTCAGAGATTACAGGCAACTTTGTACTGTACGGCTTAAGAGGACGGCTAATGGCCCAACATTGTTACATTGAGATAGGCTAACAAATCAACGCCCCGAAAGGGGCAACCAAATAACAGAGGTGATAAAATGAGAGCTTCAGACCAGATAAACGTTGATATATTAAAGCGCCATATAATAGGCGAAATAGAGCTACAAGGCGGGTTCCACAATATCCGCCAGTGCAGCTCAGTCACTGACCTATCCGCTATGGCGTGGGCGCGCAATTGGATAGACGGGCACTGCTACGGAGAGGAACACGGAGAGGACGCCATTTATCAGCTTTACAGTGAGTGGAAAGAACGCGCTCGCCTAGATAATGAGTAATAGGAGAGTAACTATGTTTGGGTGTAGATTAGATAGATTCGCTATTGCTGGGCAGGATGGCAAGCCCATGCCCGAAACAGATGATGAGCTAGAAGTAAGAGCCTACCAAATAGGCAGAGCGCAGGCAGGAATAGCGCCACTTAAAGTAATAACAGAAAAAAAAGTTGAACAGCGCCCACGAGAGTCGTGGAAAATGTTGGGGATTGTTGGCGCGTAGTTGATTTATCGGTGGCATTCGCATAGAGTGTCATCCATTAAAACAATTTAATAAAGTCAATAGGATTATATAAAATGATTAGATTATCTAAGCCAAGCAAAATGCCCTGCAAATCGTGGAGCCTTGCAGCCCTAGACACTTGCCCCGCGTCAACTGATAGCAAGGGCAACCTAGTGCCTGCGTGCGTAGGTTGCTACGCTACGGACGGAAACTATAGGTTTCCCAATGTTAAAGCCCCACGTGTAAGCAATAAGCAAGACTGGAAACGCGACGAATGGGTACAGGATATGGTTGAAGAACTGGATACAGAGCGTTATTTTCGTTGGTTCGATAGTGGCGACCTGTACAGTCTAGCACTGGCAGAAAAGGTATTACAGGTAATGCAGGCTACGCCGTGGTGTAAGCACTGGCTGCCAACACGTATGCACAAGTTCGACAAGTTTGGGCCAGTGTTGGCCGCTATGGATTCTCTCGACAACGTAGCTGTTAGATTGTCTAGCGATGGCGTAAACGGCGAAGTAGTAGAGAATGCCCGTAATAGTTCCACAATCATCCAGACAATCAGCCACAGCCATCCGGCTCTGTCAGTGTGTCCGGCAGGCGACCAAGACGGCAAGTGTAAGAAGTGCCGCCAGTGTTGGAATAAAGATGTAAAAGTAGTGGCATATATTGCCCATGGGCGTAAAATGGCCAAACAATACAAAAACTTAATTGCAATAGGTGGATAAATCATGTACATAATGAGCGACGACGATATAAAGGCATATTTTGATGGTAGCAATATCACACTGGCAGAACTTTCGGTAATGACCGGCAAATCTATAAAGCAACTTAAAACTATTTTGATAGGTGGATAAAATAATGAAAACTGCAAAAGCATTGAAAATAAAAGTAATAACTACACGTGCGGCACCCAAAAGAATAACGCAACCGGCGTCGCCGTGGCGCGACATTATGGCTGGAATGAAGCGAGGCCACTGGTTCGAGGTAGAATGTGAGACGGGAGATAACGTCTACAGTAGAGTTTGCGGTGCTGCTAATAGTTACTGCAAGGGTCGCTATACTTTCTATAAGACTGCTAAAAATAAGTACATATTCGAAATAATTAAGGGGTAGGATAAAATGATTATATTTAACTATAGCAGTAAGAAAGAATTAAAAGAACATATTGAACACCCTCTTGACTACATAGAGACAAGCCTATTCGGTGCGGAATATTTGAGGGATGGCATTCTATTGGGTGCCAATAGGCCGCACATTACAGGCAAGGGGCGCGAGTTCTTTGCAGAAGTTACAATGCTCAATGGTTTAATTAAGGCGGTTAAATAATGTCTATAGGCAATTGGAGAGACCATCTATTAATAAAGTGCGCGGTGTGCTCAAAGCTCATGGGCCACCATAGGCCGTCTACTACCGCTGTTTGCGTTGATTGCGACAAATCAAAACAGGTGCGGATTTATATGACAGAGACGCGGCATAGGCTAAAAAAGAACAGCGAGGTGACACAATGTTAAACAATTACAAAGGGAATAGCGCCCACCTTAAGGCGCTAAAACTTGCACGCATAGAGCAACATATTGCAGACGGTGTTGTGTGGCTGTCGCTGTCTCTGAGTGTCGTCGCTCTGTTTACGTTCCTCAACTGGGCTATGCTTGCTCGCTACGGAGTATAAAACAATGCGACAGACTAAAGAATTAACATTTAGCGGGGAGCATCCGCGCTTAATCACCGGAGCCAGTTACAGCATTTACGCGGTCTCTATGATTACTGGAATGAGCAACGCCACACTCTACCGGAGGCTAAAGGGTAGGGATGAGATAACCGATTGGGATATCACACCGGCCAGCGAGAGGAATCCAGAGCGATACGGTAAAAAGGCAAGGGAGCGGTCACGGTTCAACAAGCTGGAGAGTGAGGCGGACAGACTTTCGTCGTCATGGTTGCGGGTTTCACTGTGTCAGTCAAGGCGTTACCTAATTCAAAGTTTGCAATTGGGTACGGCATAGCGTACTGTTTTACAACATTAATTAACTGAGAGGTATACAAGATGGACGAACACGGCGACGAGCACTTAACGTGGGACGATGAACCACAGGCATTGCATAATTATGAATTGGCCGAAATACTGGCGGACTATAAACGAGACCAAGAGGACGAGAGATGAACAGTTTCGAACACTTAGAAACGCGTGTGGTGCTGTGGCATAGAGACCGCAATTTAATAGAGGGCAGCACAGACGCCGCACAGCACACCAAGCTAGTTGAAGAGGTCAAAGAGCTAGAAACCAACATTCTACTATCTCAGCCGGTGGTTGACGATATCGGGGATTGTTTGGTCGTCCTTATCAACATCGCAGAACGCAACGGGTTGAGCCTGTTGGATTGTCTCAGCCATGCCTATGAGGACATAAAAGACCGCAAGGGTAAAATGGTCGATGGTGTCTTTGTTAAAGAACGCGTTTTAAGCTCTTCTGACGACGAATACTTGAAAGGCTTTAGGGTAGGGTCAGGAGAGACTCTCGAAGAGCTAACAAGCTACGATAAGGGCCTCAGAGCAGGTCTACTACATAAACAAGGGGGGAAAGCATGAGTTGGCTTATATTTGGGAAGTATTTATCTATAGAGTTGCGTACAGGGACGGGTTTTGACATTGAATTTTGCGACAGTCGGCCTGTGTGGACACAAAACAACCTAACAGGGGAAGTGGAGACAATGCCTTTTAAAGGTGTTATAATACTTTTACCCTGCATAATTATTTCTTGTGGTAACGT